GCCATAAGTTTGAGCCACACTTGATCGTACACCAGCAGCAGATATAACAATAGTGGCAAATCCTGGTGCAATAAACTCATTATTCGGGGAAGGGCGAGACAATTTGATGGACATTTCAAGAAATAAAGTACAGCTAGTAACCAAGTTACCAGCAAGCCCAGAGCCAACAACATAAATGGAATTAGGCACATCTTTTCGACTAATTGGGATTATGGTTTTAGTAGAAGTATCGACATCTTTGACAACGTGTTTTGAGCACATCCAAACAGGGTTAATCTCAGCATCAATTAAAGTAACTTGTCCAAATTGATCACCAGCAGTAGAAGTGATGCTGTTGCAATGCTGCACACTAGTCATGGCCACCATACCAGTACTTGTGGACCCGATGAGGGGAACATAGTGAAGAACGGCTTTAGTAATAGAAAAGTTTAAAAAGGTTGAGCTCATAGTAGAGAGTCTGCCAGAGAAGAAGAGAGGATGTAAAGGCACAATTGCCAGGTTAAGGGCATAACAATTAGCGGGTATTGGCTGGCATAAAGTAATGGTGCCATCATTAAAGGTAAAATAAGATCTGATCATCTTTGATTCTGAAACAGGAGTAGTGAAGGTGTTAAGCATTCCTTTTTGGCGAGTTTGGTTACCAAACGCCAAATCTTGTTCTTTTCCAAATATAACTCTCATAGTAGGTCTCCTTTGGGGAAATCGAGGAGGAATATAGTATCTTCGAGGGGGATTAACAAAACGAATACGATTGCGAGGAAGCACATTAGGACCAAACCTGTTGAAATTTTCGAGAAAATAACGCTGAACGGGAGGGTTTCGTCGTAAGGGGGTACGGGCAACACGCTGACGAGGCAAGTTGCGAGATGGATTTGGTTGCAAATTCATGAACAAACTGAGGTTTATACGATAACCAATAAAACAACGCCGTATGAATAACCGGCCGCAGGAGGAAACGTGTTAACAAAGGGGATTGCCGCCCCCACCACCAGGTAAATTCCGGTGAGGCCCAGTGTGTGTCTTTTCAGAGGTTAATAACTCTCCTATCCCAATCGGGAAGAAATCTCCACAATGAGCCCGTAACGGGTTAAGTTCCTCAGAAACAGATCTAGTGCAACAGAGTAGGATCCGACCATGAACTGAAGAAGGCCGGAATATGCATTTCATCTAAACTGGTCCATGAGCAAATAAGTTTCTCAAGCCGAAGCTGTTGATCAAAAGAAATGCCAAATTTCGTCATATATATCCATCTCTCAGACATGCCGATACAAGGTTTGGGCAACTGTTGAGGGTGGGAAAAGAATTCAGAGTAAGATCGCAATAAATGACGCGACCAAAAACGACGATTAGGCTCTTCGGAAACACTGCCCTGGCCGAGCAATTGACTAACTTTCCAAGCAAGAATGGCGACTATAGGTGTGTGGCGGCCAGTGCAATAAAGAGATAGGGCTTTGGAACGCAGTAATCTTTTCAAAGTGCGAGGTCGAGCATTCAAATAAATTGCAGTGCAGGTATAAAAGAAACGCACAATATTACTAGGGTTAACAACAACACGTAAACTAATGGGATCAAAAACATTACCG